AGTAACACCGAAATCAAGCACTTTGTTGGTGGCGCAAGCTAATCTGACGAAATAAGTCGAGGCCCTCATGGTTGTAGGTTCCATGGGGGCTTTGTCTTGCACGGCTGATAAAGGTAAACTAGACACATGGCAATTACTGATGGCTACACAACTTTGGCAGAAGTAAAGGCGATTCTTCGCATTACTGATGATGTAGACGATGCACTCTTAGAAACTTGCGTGGAGTCCGCTTCGCGTCAAATAGATACACATACTGAGCGTGTGTTCCTAAGCACGACTGCTACTAGGGTATTTACTCCCGAAAGCTCTTATCTATGCACAATAGATGACCTGTCTACACTCACAAGTCTGAAAACTTCTTCCGCTGCCAATGGAACCTTCAACATCACTTGGGAAGCAACAGACCTTCAGTTAGAACCTCTAAACGGACTAACTGGTAGCTACTACAGTCCCTTTACACGCATTCGAGCAATCGGTGATTATGTTTTCCCGTCGGTGATGGAAGAAGCCACGGTTCAGGTAACAGGAGTATTCGGTTACGGCACGTCAATCCCTGTAGATGTAAAGCAAGCCTGCAACCTTTTGTCAATACGACAGTTCAAGCGCTACGACAGCCCTCTAGGGGTTGCCGGGTTCGGTGACATTGGAATTGTAAGAGTCAGTCGCGTTGACCCAGACATAGAGGCGCTTCTAGGTCCTTACCGCAAGATGCGGATGGCCTAATGGCAGACCTCACAGTTATACGCACGCGTATGGCAACAAACCTAGGAACGATTAGCGGGCTAAGGTCGGCTGCTGAGATTCCTGACAACCCTACGCCGCCTATCGGCATCATCGTTCTAGAGAGCGTAGATTACGACGGAGCCATGCAAGGCGGTCTTACTACATACAACTTCTCTGTAACAGTAATCGTTGGGCGTGCAGCCGAGCGTGAGATGCAGAGAAAGCTAGATGCCTATTGCCAGCCCACCGGAAGTCAGTCCGTGAAACTTGCGATAGAATCAGATAAGACGCTTTCTGGCGAGGTGTATGACCTGCGGGTTGAACGCTCAAGCGGAATGGGTTCTATCACCGTAAACGACCAGAACTATCTGGCGGCTGAATTCACAGTCACCGTCTTGGCATAAAAGGAGAAATAAAATGGCAAAATTCGTAGTAACCGCAACCACAGTAACAATGGGCGGTGATGATATCTCAACTGCTTGCGCCCGCGCAGAGTTGGTTATTAACGCAGCCGAAGTTGAGACAACCGACTTTGGTTCTGGCGGGTTCACTGAGGTAATCGGTGGACTTAAGTCTGGGACTCTTTCGCTAGATTTTCATCAAGACTTCGGTACAGGCGCAGTATCCACCCTGTTCTTGGACCTAGTGGGAACAGTAGTTCAATTTACGCTTATCGCAGGTAACGGAACAGTAGCCGGCACGGACACGCCGCTCTACACTGTGTCTTGTCTAGTCACAAGCTTCACACCCGTGTCAGGTGCAGTAGGCGACCTCGGAACCTTTTCAGTATCGTTTCCGACCACAGGTGCAATCACTTACGCTACATCATAAGAAAAGGAAACTAAAATGCGATTCAACCTACTTATTAAATTCGCGGACGGAACCGAGAAGTCAATCACAGCCAGCACGTCTGACTTGGTTGCCTTTGAGGACAAGTTCAACATTTCAGTCGGAAAGCTTGCATCTGAGCAGCGCCTAGGACACTTGCTGTTCCTAGCGTGGCACTCAGAGCAGCGAACAAAGTCTACAAAGCTTAACTATGAAGAATGGCTAGACACTGTAGATGGCGTCGGTGAGAGTGAAGCAGACCCAAAATAAAGGGTCTTGGCGAAAGCTCTGCTCATTGGTATATCGCAGGTATAGCAGTTGAGACAGGCATCTCGCCAAGAGAGCTTATGCAGCTAGACGACAGAATGCTGTGGACTATGTACCGTTGGATGGTTGCAAAAAACACTCCTAAGAACTAAAGAAGCCCCCTCTCCGGAGGGGGTTTTCTCTTAGGGTAGAATTGACTTAGAAGATAGGCGGTGGTTGTGGTATTTGCAGCTTTGCTAGGTGGCTTGGGTCGCTCGTACATGATTGGAGCCGCAACAGGATTCGGTAAGGTTTCTTCCTACGGCGATGTTGGCAGTTACAACCTAGCCAGAGTGCTTGACGGTGCTGGTGGCAAGTCCTCCATGGAAATGACCGACATGGCTGCGCTAGAGCGCAAGCTAAAAGAGGTAGCGCCAGATATCTTTTTGAAGCTAAAGCGAGAAGCACGCAAGATTGGTATACCAGCAAGGAATGACATTAGAGACGCGTTCTCGTTAGTAGGACCCGGTGGTCCACTTGGTCCTAGGAAGATAAACCCCAACAATAGCTGGTCAACTGCCAAGGCGAACTCTCGTCGTTACTATGACGGCTTTAATACTCTAAATGGCGATGAGGGTCGCCTTTCTTGGTATAACAACTTCTTTTCAGTCAACACTGCTGCTGGTGTTGATGTGAACTACAAAAGCAGAAATGCAAACAAGAACTTGTCTAACCTGAAGATGGGTCAAGATGGGGAACTGTCAATAGTGCGAGTCAGAGTAAAGAAAGCTCCCTTTATTCTTGCTGACATGGCAGGACGTGGCAGAAAGTCAATGTACTCCAATGGCAGATACCGCACTCAGCCTTATCAAATAGACTTGTTTGGCAGAGGCATAGTCACAAGGAGTCACAAGATAAACGCAAGAAACAGCGATACATTTGTGCAGAACCTTTCAAAAGCAAAGGGTGCCAAGAGCAGCAGAGGCTCGCGTTATGCTTACCCGGCATTCATAAAGCACCAGCCTACTCATCGCAAGAATGTTGACAAGTTGATAGACATGGTTATTTACGAAACCAATAGAAGGACGGCCCGCTAATGGCAGCCCCAATTATTCTGACCATTGCGTCGGTATTCAAAAGCGCAGGACTAAATCAAGCTCGTACAGCCGTTCTCGGCGCAGGCAAAGACTTCGGTGCGTTAGCAAAGCAGATAGGTGTAGCTGCTGGTTCGTTCGGTGCATTTCAGGCACTAACAAGCTCTAAGGCTTTCATAAGCGATGCAATAGAGCAGACCCAGAAGTTTGAGCGAAACATACTTGCCCTAAAGCAAACCTTTGAAGGTGCCTTTGGCACTATCAACAACTTTACAAAGCAAGTAGAAGATTATGGAATTTCTCAGCAGCAAGCCGCTCAAGCGTCAATCTTTCTGGGTTCAGTTCTAAAGCAGTACGGATTCAGTGTTACAGAGTCGGCAGACGAAACCCAGCGATTAGTAACTCTTTCTCAGGACCTTGCTACGACCTATGGTTATGACCTGCAAGATGCGCTACTAGCTATCACCGCTCTCTTCCGTGGTGAGTATGACCCTATCGAGAAGTTCGGTGTGGCCATGAAGCAGAATGAGATAAACGCGCTCCTAACTGCTCAAGGTCTAGGCAAGCTAACCGGAGCTGAGCGTGCAAACGCCGAAGCAACAGCGCGTCTGAGCCTGCTGTTTGAAAGAGCAGACGATTCAGTCGGAGCTTTTACAAGAGCTGCTGACACTCTCTATGTTGCACAGTCAAAGCTTGCAGCCGTAACTGGCAACCTTACAGTCGCGTTCGGTGAGCCACTGCAAAAGCCAATAGCCAAAGTTACTGATGGTCTTGCCGACATAGCACAAAGCATTGGTCCAGAGTTTGTTGAGGTATCTGATGCCTTGGCTGACGGTATTACAAACCTAAGTCCGTTATTCCTAACTCTTGCAGAAACACTGCGTAACACAATCGTATTTATGCAGCCAGTTGTAGAGCTGCTTAGCGGCTTGGCAAGTCTCTTAGCTGGCCCACTAAATGCCGCGCTAACTGTATTTAACAGCACAATGAAGTTCGCAATTCAGTTCTTTGATACTTGGTCAGCAACAATAGGCGCAGCAACCTTTCAGCTTAAAGAACTTGGCGAAGAAATATCTCGCAACCCATTTGTAAAGTTCTTGTTAGATGTTGCAGCCGCTAGAGCAGACAAGCTGTTTTCAGCAGTAGGCGATGCGTTTGCTTACCTAAACGACAACATGGTTAGAAACGAGCAAGCCGCTCGCGGAGTCAGCGGAGACTTTGAAACAGTCAGTCAAGGCGCTAGAGCATCTTCTACCGCAGCAAGAGAAGCTGCAACTGCTTATAAGATTGCAGCAAGGGCAGCGGCAGATGCCGCCCCTGAGCTGACCTACTTTCAGCGTGAGCTAGAGCGCGTAGGACTTTACACCAAAGATGCCGAAGGTGAGCTAACCGGGCTGGCAGCAGTGTTCGCAGAAATAGGCGAAGTAGCTGCAAAGAGTAAGGCCGCAGACGAATTCAAGCTAATGGGCTTCAACGCCTCTCAAATAGCATACTTTTTGACTCAGCCTGACTGGGCCAGCATCTTTGGCAACATTGCACGACTGGCTAGATATGCAGCTATGGACATTAACAAAATGTCTTACGCAGGACTTGTCTACATTGGCGAACAGAAAGCAGTTCTCGATGCCTTGCTTGCCGCGGAGTTCGGTAGCAGAAGCACTGGTCCTACAGGAGGCTCTAGCCCCAAAGAAGAAGCAGTAGATTATGTAAAGAAGTTCTTTGATTCTCTGCAAGAAGAAGTAAACAAGCAAACAGCAAGATTACAGCTTCAAAAGATGACAGGCTCAAAGGGTCTTATTGAACAAATCCTTGGCTCTGAAAACTTCATGGACATCTGGATTCAGATAAAGCAAGGCATCATCTCACTTGGCGACCTTGAAAAGATGTTCTACAGGACCGCTGCTGGCGCTCAGGAACTTGCTGACGCTGCTGCTGCATGGGATGAGTACGACCTTGCTGTAAAGGCCGTCAATGACCGACTAGTAGAAACAATAGCCAACATTGTTCAGCAAGCCGAGGACCTCAAGCTAACCTTTACAGACCTACTATCTGCTTTCGATGTTTTGCCAACAATCGCCATAGAGATGGGCAGCTTTGAAAAGGCTGTCGTATCTCAGCTAGAGAACATAGAGCGGTCACTACAGTCGGCATTCCGTAATGGAGACTTGTTTGAGGCAGGCTACAACCAGCTTCGTAAGTTTGCTCAGCAAGAACTACAGGTGCTACAAGCCATTCAGCGTCAGCGTGACGACATGGCTGAGCGCTACTCTTTGTCAAAGGCTTTGATAAGCGAGTACGAGACAGCCCTAACCGGAGCATTGAACCTAACGTCTCTATTCAACGCGCTAAAGGACGAGACAGAGACTCGCACCATCACAGAGGTCACCAGAGGCGTTGTAAGCCTCGCTGGAAGCCTAAAAGAGTTCAACGTTGTAGTTACTCGCGATTACGAAGAAACTATCCAGAAGGTGCAGGACAAGACCGCAGGGCTTCTTGACGGCTTCAAGAACATGGCGACAAAAGCAAGAGACTTTGCTGCCAACCTGAGAACACTTCGCGACATGGGGCTTGACCCGCAGCTATTCAATCAGCTAGTACAGGCTGGTGTTGAAGCAGGTGGGCAAACAGCTCAGGCGCTTGTAGATGGTGGCTCTGAGACTGTCGGCGAGATAAGCGGAATCTTTGCTGAGATAAACCAGCTCGGTGCAGACCTTGGCGAAGAAGTAGCCGCCACGCTGTACGGCACTGGCATTGACTTAGTTGACGGTCTTATTGAAGGCATCATGTCTGAGCAGGAAAGGCTAGAAGCCGCAGCTTACGCAATGGCAGAAGCTTTTAACACTGCTTTTCAGGCAACACTAAGCACTGAGATAGGCAAGGTCACTTCTTCACGCGTTGCTGAGGCAACACAAGCAGCCGCAGATGAGATTGCCAAAATACCTGTGCCAGATATGCCAAGAGTCAATCCTGCGCTTGAAGAACTTGACAAACTCATTGCTGGTGCCAACAAAGCTCTAGGCGGCAACCTATCTAGCGTATTTAGAGAAGGTGTTACAGGTAAGCTTGGCGCATTTGAGGCTCTAAGAAAAGATATTGAGAGCGGTTCGGTCAGCGACCTTGGCGGGTTGACAAAGAACCTGACTAGCGCAGAAGTAGAGTCTATTTCAAGAGGCACTGGGGGTCAGACTGTCAACAACTACTACAACATAGTTTCGCCACCTTCAACAAGCCGTGTAGAAAGCTACTCACAAGGTCAGGCCACAGAGTCAGGTATCATTGCCTTCAAGACTGCAAACAGCAGGCTAACAACAACACCTATAGGCGGATAGCATGACAGCGGCAGCCCCAAAGGTAGAAGTTGGCTTTGACCTGACTGAGAGTTCCATTGGTCCGTTTCTGAGGCTAAACGACCCAGTGGCAGGAAAGCTAAATAGTCCTGACTACCGACTTGGCGGAACTATCTTCTACGACATTACTGACAGAGTGCGCGACATCACAATCTCTCGCGGTAAGCCAAGGCGCTTTGCTGCTTTTCCGGCTGCTATTGCCAATGTATCTTTCAATAACCACGACAGAGCTTTTGACCCTCTATACGTAGACTCCCCGTTCTACGGCAACATAATACCTAGACGAGAAATCCGCATCTCTATCGGCGGCGAGCTTGCGTTCAGTGGTTGGGTAAGTGACTGGAACCTCAGCTACACGCCAGATGGCAACTCACTTGCAGACGCTACCTCCCTCGATGCAACCACAATACTTGCCCAGCAAACACTAGGCGCCTCCACACCGTCCGTAGAAGCCACTGGCAGCCGTGTAGCGGCTACTTTAGATGCACTTGGGTGGTCTGCGTCACTTAGGTCCTTAGACGAAGGCACAGTGGACTGTGGCGCTCAAGAGATATCGGACGGGACTGGTGGGCTTAGCTACTTACAGACTGTTTCTGCAACCGAGGGTGGACTTCTATTTGTTGCAAAGAACGGTCACGTCACTTTCCGGAACAGAAAGCAGTTCCCCACCTCAGCAACGCTAGTTGTGTTTGACCAAGGCGACAACATTCCGTACAGCTCAATAGGCATTGTTTACGGCTCCGAGCTTTTGTTCAATCAAGTTGCTATTGCAAACGTAGACGGTGCAACCGTAGTCACAACTGACCAAGCCTCTATCGGCACCTACGGAGCTAGGGAATACTCGCAGACAGACTTGCTTGGGGCAACTGACCAGCAATCTATAGACCTTTCAGTGCATTACGCAGACATCTACTCACAGCCTGAGTACCGCGTAGAGTCACTAAACATAAAGATAAACGACCTATCATCGGAAAAGCAAGCAGAGCTGTTTGGCTTAGAGATAGGCAGCGTTTGCAAGGTGGACTTCACTCCTAACGGGATTGGCGACGCGATTGAAAAGTTTGTTCAGGTAATCAAAATAGAACACGCAAAGACACCACAGTTTCACGACATGACGCTATCTTTCCAAGAAGTCAAGTACCTAGGGCTTATCTTGGACGATGCAGTGTTTGGTAAGCTAGACACAGCGAACTTAGGTTAGGGAAAACATGGCAGGATTAGGCAGAAAAGTATTCGCGGCTAACGAGGTCCTTACCGCAGCCGATGTAAACGGTTATCTAATGGACCAGTCGGTAATGGTCTTTGCCGACGCAACAGCACGAACATCCGCTATTGCAGCCCCCTCAGAGGGCATGGCAAGCTACCTGATTGACACAAGCTCTTTTGAGATTTATGACGGTTCTGCTTGGGCAGGTGGCGGAGACATAACTTCGGTAGTAGCAGGAACTGCACTAACAGGCGGTGGCACAGGTGGCGATGTAACCCTAAATGTAGACCTAGCAGCCACAACAGCAGCGGCAGGAATCGCAAGCTTCGTCACAGATGCAACGACAGCACGAACACTTACTACAGCAGCAGACGAAGGCAAGACACTTCAGTTCACTTCTGCTTCGGCAACTGTTCTGACCGTAAACGCAAGCTCTGACTTTACAGTTGGCGCAAGAGTAGACATAATCGCAGACGGCGCAGGTGCGCTAACAGTGACCGCAAGCGGAGCAACAATCAAGGCAGCGGAAGTTTCAACAACAACTGGCAGTTTTACAATCGGCGCTCAGTATTCAGCCGCAACACTTCTTTGTGTGGCAACAGACGAATACCGACTAATCGGCAATATTACGGCGGTCTAAATGAGCTTTATGTTATTAGGAATACTGAATTCCCAAGCGGCAGGTGGTGATTTAAGTGCTTATGACTTGCTTGAAACGACCACGCTTAGCTCAAGCGCTTCCCAAATTAGTTTTACTGGATTAGATACCTATAGCGATTACCAGCATCTACAAATTAGAATGTCAATCTCTGCGCTTTCAGAATGGTATTTAGCGCCAGCGATAAGGTTTAACAACGACACATCAACAACAACATCTGGTCACTGGTTGACAGGTAACGGCAGCTCTCTATCTTCTAACGACCTTCTCTCGCAAAGCTACTCTTATCTTGCTGGGGCAGGTGACGACATTTACCCCTCGGCTATCGTCCTAGATGTTCTGGATTACAGTAGCCCAAATAAAAACACAACGACGAGGGCTTTCTCTGGTGTTGCAGGTGATTACATTGAAATTGGTTTGTATTCCACCTTGTATCCTAGCACCAATGCAATTACATCA